AAATCGGTGCCATCGACCAGCCTCACGCCGTTCATATAGACATCCACAAAGCCCGCCGTATAGCCCGCCGTAGCAAAGCTGGTCTGCCCAGAGGTGGCCGTAAAGGTCTGCCTAGTCTGCGTCGCCTGTGGGACTGGAGCGTTGCCGATATAGCCTGACATTAGTTAGCCTCCAGTGTAGCAACCCGTGCTTTCAAGTCGGTGATTTCATCAAGTGCCTCTTGCAGTGCAGCCGTTAGCAGTGGAACCAGCTTGCTTTGGTCAATGCCTTGATAGGCTGGCACAGAGCGTGTCCCCATGACAGCTTCAGTTGTAACATTGCCATCATCATCTGTGACGGCTGGAGTAACCTCATATCTCTCATCACGCATTGCGTCCTTAGTACCTGTGACAGCCTCTGGAACAACAACCTGTGCCTCATGTGCTAAAAAACCGTCCAATATAGTGTTAGGATTAACAATGAAATTAAACCTCTTAGGTCTTAGCTGCTTTAAACGCTCAGTCGCCCCTTCAAGATCAACAACATTTTCCTTTAAGCGATGATCAGAGGTTGTGCTATATGTAGTAGTGGAGCCGTTGGTGCTTATAACACCATGCTCAGTATATGAGCTTGTACCTGAACCGAAGCCAATGTGATAAGCATTGCCAGTGACAGGTACCCAACTAGCTATATTAAGGTGGTCAGAGCCAGAACCTCTAATCTGGATGCAATCTTCCCCATTTTCATTGTCAACACATAATCTCGCAGTATCTGGGCGTCCTACGAGAGTGCTGTCAGTAGTCCCCACCAGCAAGTTACCGCTGCTGTCGATGCGCATGGCTTCTGACCAAGAAATTGCACTGTCTGCTGCTCCATCTCCAGCATACTGAAAACTAAACAACTCCTCAGAGCTACTATCTGGCCCAGTTTCTATTTTAGTTACACGACCAGCATCTGTCCTTTTCCAACCCCCATTGTAATAAAAGTTAGAACCCATTAAAGCAGCAAAACCGCCATTAGCTTGTGCGCCAAAGGTTGCATACTTGTTTGCGCCGCCAATCTGTATAAGTTTAAATACCCCATCTGATGCGCTTGGAGTTCCATTAATCCCAACATTACCTGAGCTGTCGATGCGCATACGTTCTGCTGCGCTTGTATAAAACGCCATAGTGTTAGCATTGCCATTATGGTCGTAAACAATACGCCCTGCGTTCGCCAACTGTTCATCACCAAAGTTAATCGACGCATTAGATGCGTTATCGCTAAAGATGTTTAATCCAAAGTTTTCACTTGCAGTTTTGTCAGAGAATATAGGTCCAACTACAGTCGCTGCGGGGTAACTGTTTCCAGAGCCATACTCTACATCAAGTTTAGTAGAAGGCGAAATCGTCCCTACCCCAACCCGATTATTCGCGCTGTCAACGTGCAGGGTGCTGGTGTCTACCGTCAGATCCCCGCCAATGTCAGCATCGCCGCCAACAGTCGCAGCCGTGGTGCTTAATAAAACCGCCTTGGTTCCAACATAACCCGCCATTAGGTTTGCTCCAGAACGCTTACAATCACATCCGTTGAACTGGCTGTATCGCTGGTGACAACCACTGTGTCAGCCGCCTCCAGAATGATCTTACCATCCAAGACAGACAGCGCTGAGTTTGCGGGGATCGGAGCGCCCTTAACCAAGTAGACGCCAGCTACCTGCACATCCACGGCGATCTGGCTTCCTGTGCGGTTTGCTAGGTTGCACCCCATCATAATTGATGTGGTTGAGGCGGGAACTGTATATACGGTTGTAGCCCCCGTTCCGACTGAAGCAGAGGTGTAATTTTTAAACGTGTTTGCCATTTTCTATCCTAGCGCAATATTGAGATCAAAAAGGTTGTCAGCGTCTTCAGCCGTAAAACCAATGAATACCGTGGCAGAGCCGCCAAGATTGATAGGATTGTTGCTGTTGCTGCTTTCGATCACGCTGCGAGTGAGGCTTGTGCCGCTTGAGCCGACCACCCCAACGCCAATTTCAAAAGCATCATCTTCTTCCAAAATATAGCGCACAGAATTGCCGTCAGACACGCCAGACGCCGCGAAAGTTTGATAACCATCTTCCGCAGCGCCAAGCGTAATAGTGCCGGTGCCAGTCGTGCTGGTTGCCACCTTTGCTCTGTTCTTTAGCACAACCATTTCTAAATCTTATGACGGATCTGGAATACGGATATCAGATGCAGTCAGCGAAAATGTGTTGCCAGATGTTACAGCCTGAGAGGCTGACAAAGCGCCCGTGGCAAGCAGCCGACTATTTGTCGTATCGCTAATCGCAAAATGCGTTGCAGTGCCGGTGCCGGTAACAGATGCGCCAGTGATAGCTGACAAAGTAACCTTACGCCCGTTTGGCGAAGCATTGGCTGGAGCCGAAATGCTTATGCTGGTTGTGTTGCCAAGCGTAGTAGAGCTTGTCGCTGCCGAATATGAAGTTGGCTCCGATGAGCATATATCAACTCTATTTGCTTCCGTATCCAAAACGGTCAAACCGTTATCTAGTACCCTATCATTCAACGTTGCCATTTAGTAACTCCTGATTTTAATGCGCTGCCCCGCGCTGTTAAACTTTGCCTCTTCGCTGTCTTGGTTTATACCATCAATTGCGCTTTGCAGCAATGCCGCCCATATCTGAGTGCGGCCATCGTCTGCCAAGTAAGGCGCACTATGCATAAGAGATCCGTAAAGGTACGCGTCAGGGTAGTAAGTCAGCAACCAATTCGTCGCGTTACTATCGCTTAGTGCTGCTGGCTTACCATAATAAACCATCTCAATGGTATGATCTGAAGCTGGGGTAGGAAACAACTCTAACGATCCATCAGTAATAGCAAAGAACTGAGGTATGCCAGATGTGTCTTTATTGTTTTCGCGCATCTCCATCATGGTTCCTTGACCCACCATTTCAAGCCGCCGCGTGTTGTCGCTTGTAAGGCTGAACCTGATTGGCTCCATAAAGTCAGAAGGAAAAGCAGTGTATTGTGCGCTTACAATGGCGGTTGACCTTTTCTCTTGCCGCCAATGTCTGATTTTGCGGTTAAAGTTAGCTTCAGCCAAAGCAATGAAACTAGGGATTGTTGACGTTAGATCATCCCTGTTAAGAAAATCAGCTATGCTGGATTTTAGTTCACTGTAATTTGTAATAGGCATTTTCTTCACTTTCTATTACTTTTACCAAATAACGCTTCTGCATTGTGCCAGTAGCCTCTTCCTTGATAACATCAATGCTTTTGTAAAATGGATCACTGCGCATTAAACCCAGACCCATATCATCAACTTCTATTTCATATTCTGTCATTTTTTTATGCTCTCTAGGTATTCCACCAGTGACATCATTTCTTGCCCCAACGGTTGAACCTCTTGCGGGATCACTTCGTTAAATTGAGTATATACATTTGGCCTATATTTTCTATTGCTTAAACCTAAATATTTGGCCTCTTTTGCAAGGCTCATAGCCCTACCTTGCACCATTGCGTTTACTTCTGGCGGTGAAAATTTCTTATCAAATGTTGCCAGTCTGTCCATTACCTCTTCACGCGCTAAGGGCATAAACTTTTTAAAATCTTCTGATACATCATAAAACCCTTCTGCTTCCGCTGGCGCTCTATGAATTACGCCACCTAACCCGCTTTCTGGTATATATCCTGATGTTCCAAAATAGGATTGTGGCGGGTAAGGATCATATATAACCTCTGGCACTTCACCATATTTAGACAAGCGCGTTCCGTAAGCCAGATCACGTTCCATGCCGCGAATGTTAGGATTGGTTAAATGCTGCAATGGATCAATAACTGGCCGCACTTCGTCAGAGTAATGAAACAAATCAAGCAAGCCTTTTGCTAACTCTGAAACAGCTTTTAAACCTTTAGCCATTATTTGCCCCACTTCTTGATGATTTCGTCTAGCTCATCACGCTCAATACCTTTTGGCATACCCTCTGGATCTACAGCCCAATCTGGCAACAAACCGGCTTTCTGATCGGCAAACACTGTATCAGCGCCCAAAGCGGTAGCATTCTGATCTGCGAATGGCCCGCTGTTTAACCAGCTATTTTGGCCGCGTGTCTCAGTTGTCATGGCCTTGCGAGCTTCTGGGCTAAACATCCTGCTATGCTCTAACCATGCGCGTTCTTCACCTTTTGCTCTAAACTGCGGGTTTCCTGCGCCTAAATGCCCAAACATATCATGCACAACGCGGAAAGCGTCATTAGCAACAGCATCTTCCTTATCGCCAACTCGACCAACAAAACCTAATAATGGGTTGTCTGATGCATCAAATTCGCCAGATCCGTAGCCAAAGTCAGTAGGAAATACAGTCAATTCCTTGTTTTCCACAACATCCTGATAACCCATCGCGGGACTTTTTGCATATGGATCTGTCTGGCCTTCGCGCAAAAACTTGAAATCTATTCCCGTATTTCTTAGCGCTTCATACTGCGCCATAGTTTCGTTTTTAAGAGCCTCATATGCTGCTTTTACATCTGGGTTGTCTGGATCGTGCTTCATGCGCTCATACGCTGCTGCGATATATTTGGCCCGCTGCTGATCTAATTCTGGGTATTCAATATATTCTGGAATATCTATGCCAGCTTCATTCATATAATTGCGAGATGCGCTCTGCACTTCAGCAATTGGCCTAGAAGAAAATCTGCCTTCATCTGGAATACCTACTGCTGCCGGTCTGCCCTTTTCTGGCAAATTCATAACATCAGGGTTTCCCTCTAATGTATCGCCAAGAAGGTATGGCCGTGATCTCTTGACCATAGACCCAAACTCACCAGCTTTATCTATTAATCCCGCAAAAGGTGCGGCAACCATTTCTAATGGCGCTTCATTCTGCATTGCCAATAAATCACGACCTAATCTGTCGCTTGAACTTTCGCTGAGATTAAATGGGAAACCTTCAGCAGCAGATTGAATTGCACCTGTAGTAACACCTGTTGCGGCTCTGTAAGCTGGCTCAATCGCGCTTACGGCTCGCAACAGACCATATAAAGGATTAAATGAACCTTGCCCAATCTCTCCAATCTCATCCAATTCAGCTAAAGCGCGTTGCGTTGTCTGCCTACCGACACTTTCACGCGGGTCACGGTATTCTGGCTGTAAAGCGCCTCTGTTAGACATTAGCCAATCTATAAATCCAGACATTAGCCCTTAACCTCTGCAAGATATTGCTCTATTTCTTTTTCTGTAGTGTCGGGGTCATTCAACAAATATGAAAGGCCAACACTTACCGGCAAACCGGCAGCAGTAAGATTTTTTAAATGAGAAAACGCAGGATCAAACCTCGCAAACCTTGACCTAACTCTAGTTGCATCAGTTATAATTTGGTCAGTGGATGGGCTTCTTGCCGCTGCTTGAAAATCTTTATAATCCTTGTAAATGTCTGGAACCTCATCAGGACGCGGGGAATATGGGCCACGATCAATAATGTTTTCTAATCGGCCATATGTAATTCTTCCACCATCTTGAGATGAAGGAATCTCCATAGTGTCAAGCATTGCGTTTGCAATTGTATCAGTAGACATAGGAGATAATGGTATCTCATTAGGCGTTGAACTTGTTACGCCCTGCAAAAAATCAATTCTTTTTAAAATGTCAGGATCATCATCTTTCCCTGTCAAAACATCAGATAATGGAAACTGCAAAGGCGCTTCGCTGTCAGTATCTATGTCAACTCCAGATTTTTGAAAATGATTGAACAATTGGTTTCCATCATCGGCCCTAAGATATGGGTTTAAACCTCTGTAATGTGCGCCACTGGCGTCTGCTGAGAAATCAAAAGGATCACCGCGCTTTACCAACAAATCATACATACCGCTGTCTGTTCTGTCGGTGTATGTATTAGAAACTGCTGGGTTGCTTGATGTGTAGATTGGACGCTCTGGATCATCAAAGGCAAATCTATCTATATCCCCGTGGGAAGATGAACCATGAAATTGTCTTTCCTCTGGGATGAAACCAAGCGCTCTGGCGCGATCCATTCTTGAGGCCGTGTCCATAGTCATCGGAGTATAATTGAACATTGTTTGCGGATCTGCTTGGTTCATCATTTCATCTGTAACCGCTGAAGCATTACCTTGCTCTCGCATTTGCAAGATCCGCTTTGCCATTTGCTTTTGAGGCGTATTCGCTACAATATCATCAGCTTTTAACAAATAACCAAGCAAGGTTTGCCCAAGATCGCTAACTGCTCTTAATCCACGGCCAGACATCTAACACTTCCACCTTTTACGCGCAGCCTTGCCCCGTTCACCCGTCCAGCCCTGTGATCTGGCGCAGAATGACTTTTTACGGGCCTTCTCTTTCTTCGTCTTTGGGCTAGGCGCAGGAGCCTTGAGATTGCTTCCCGTGGCCTTATTATACTTTGCCCTACCCTTAGCCGTTAAACCACCGCCACGCTTCACAGACAGCTTTTCTCCGCGCCCTACGGATAAGCTTGGGCCAGACTTTCGGCTTTTAGGTTTTGCTTTAGCCATAAATTAACCTACTGCGTAAACAATTTATATAATTCTTTTATATCGCTATCGCCATAACTCTCAATTGGATAACCTTTCTTCAAAAGTTCTGAGCGCATAAAATCTACTTCAGCAGATGATGTAGGCGGCGCGTAGGTTAAGCCAGTTGCCGCTTGCCGCATTTGACCAACTGGTTGCTCCGTTAGAGATCCTAAGTTTTCCTGCTGCACCGGCATTTGCATTGAGGAAGGCATTAAATAACTTGGTGCTGCTGGTTGTTTAGGATAAGGCGCAAAATCTTCTGGCCCCATAACTGGATAGCTAAACTGATTTTCGCCAGCTACCATATCGTTGACAGGATCTCTTTGCGTGTTTTGACCAGAACCTAAAACACCAGATGGAGCCGGTGCTGCTGGCGGCTCATAAAACCGGCCACCCTCATCGTAATAACCAACGCGCTCGCTTTGATTGCCAGTAAGCATATTGGCTATATTGCCTATACCGCTAAATCCACCCGCGCCCCTAAAGCCACCACCGCTTGCCTGTGGGCCACCCTGATCGAACATATCAGCCATATCGCGGTAGCCAATTCTTTCACGCGGCACATCACCAGAACCTTTAGGTGCAACCTTCATCA